GAGAGTGCTAGAGGTGGGATAGGCATGGATGATTGCGTCAGTAGTAAAGGCCGGAGTGTACGAAGGGACCGTCAAGGAGAGTCCAGATCCTGCAGGAAGGATACAATCGAACACAAACTGACCCATGCCGAGGTCGGCAGTGGGATTCGTGACACGATGCGCAATGTCAGTCAGAGTCGAGATGCCGCCGAAATAGCCGCTCGTCGGGTTCCCGCCGGCCGTCGTCGAAACGACGGGCGCAAGGATACCGAAAGAGAGGTTCGGAATGGTGTTGCCGGCGGCAACATCATCGAACATGTTCATAGAAATTGAACCAGCGAAGTCGGTCATCGCGACCAGCAGATTGATGCCATTCGGAACGATCGAGCCAGATGCGTACTGCCAGGCGGTCGACGCGATGCTAGGAGGGCCCTGGATCACACCGTTGAGCCCGGTACGGATGAACGCAAGACCGGGCGTCTCTCCCCAGACATCGCCAACAGTGGCGACGCCCGAGAGGAAGTTGAACGCATCAGTGCCGGTGGTGTTGTTCATGGCAAGAACCCACTCCTGCTGTGCGAGCCGCAGAGCCGAGACGGCGAGGACGGGGGTGAGGAACTCAACCTCGTAGGCCATCCAAAGCTCAGCCACGTTCACATTCGAACCTGCCGACGACGCCGACGTCGCAACGAACAGGTTGCCGGCGGAACTCAAACGATCGGTTGAGTTCTCCAAGGTCGCCTCGTCGTCGACGAAGCGATAAGGCCCGATGCGCTGAAGATCGGCCTCAGAGGAAACATGGATCATATTTCCCCACATCGGGCAGTCGACCGAATTGCCGGTGTTGAGGAGCTGAGTCTTAGTGGCAGCGCTTGTGTCATCCTTCGAATCATAGTCGATCGCGAGCGTGATCTGACCAGAGGTCGAAGTGCCGACCATTGTCCTGATCTCCGGCCGAAGGGCCAGGAAACGGAACGATTCCCATCGTCCCTTGCACAGCCCTGAGAGCCATGGAAAAGTCGTTGAATTGGACGGGTTCAAGACAAAGACATCGTATGAGAAGACGTTCAACGGATCCGTCACGATGTCCTGTACGTACTCGCGGTGACGTACTACCGTGTGCTTTCCACGCTGGAAGATCTCTGGCGTGGATGTACGGTTGATATTTTTGACAGCGATGCCGACTGCACCGCTCATCGCATCAGAAGTCTGACGAGACTTCGACGACACACGAGCACCGCGCGATGGTCGCGCCTTACGTGTCGTGGTTTTTTGAATGGCCTTTTTAGGCCCGTTCTT